TATACAACATCTTATGTCGAGTCTGTTGAACAAACCTGTACGTCAAATCTTAGCAGCACGGTCGTTGAATAAAAAATTAGTTGATGGAGGATTTCAGGCAGTAGATTTTGGAATCGAGGATAATCTTTCGGATTCAGAGTTCTTAGAAGCCTATAAGAAACTCTGTTCTAAAGGTAATCTATATTTGTTGGATCATTTTGGTTCTCTTGATGCTATGACTTTAGTTGACAAGTTGGATTACATGAGAACAGGCTTGGGATGTGATAAGATTTATATAGATCATATCTCTATAATTGTGTCTGGTATGGAATCCGGTAACGAACGTAAGGATATTGATCTTCTGATGACCAACTTACGTCAGTTTGTTCAGAGAACAGATTGCCATATAGATGCTGTATGTCATTTGACGAAGCCAAAGGGAACCCCATTCGAGGAAGGAGGTCAGATTTCGTTACGAGACTTCAGGGGGAGCGGTGCGTTATACCAGTTGTCGGATGTATGCTTGGCTTACGAAAGAAACCAACAACATTCAGATGACAAGATTGCTAATACTGTAATTGTCCGGTCTCTAAAGGATAGATTCACTGGCAATACTGGTATAATAACAGCAATGAGATTTGAGAAAGATACCGGAGATCTCCATGAAGTAGATTGGGGATATGATGATAATGGAAAAGTTATCTTTGATCCTGATTCTGATAATCCGGTATCATATGATGAAGTTATTAACACTGACGATAGTCAGGATTTCTTTTAAGGAAAAACATATGTACGATGATACGATTGAAACGTTTGGGGAATCACAGCCCGCTCCGCGACAGACTGCATGGAACCCGAAGGTCTTTATGGCCCAGTCTTGGTTTCTTGTGCGGGCCGTGTCCGGGCTGCTAAAGAGGGTCGAAGCGTTGGAGACACAGACGAACAAAACGCAGATCTCTAAGACAAAGAATGAAAAATAAAGGAGATGTCTGTGTTTTCGATCTGGAAACCAATGGCTTGCTCCGTGATGTAACGCAAATTTGGTTGCTGGTTATAAAAAATCTGAATGATCAATCTCTTCATGTGTTTCGCAATAACCATTCTGAGAATTCAATTCCTGAAGGGCTTGAGATTTTATCGAAGTCGCATCGAATTGTGGCGCACAATGGTTGCAATTATGATGTACCGGTTATTCAGAAATTATATCCTGATATTGTGCTGCCTCAATGTATTGATACTGTTCTTCTTTCTCGTATTTTATATCCCGACATTAAAAACCATCCATTTGGAGGTAATAGTCTGGAATGCTGGGGTCGTCATCTTAGGTGTCTTAAGATGAAACCTCCTGATTCTCTTATTGAAGGGTGGTCTGAAGAGGCAGAGGCATATTGTATTAATGATGTGCTGGTTGGTGAGAAAGTTTATCAGTATCTGAAGAAAAGAATGAGTCGATTCATTGAGGCTATTAAGATTGAGCATGCCATTGCTCCGATATTGATTCGACAATATCTTAATGGTGTTGGTTTCGATGAGGATGCTGCTCTAAGATTTCAAATGGAATTAAATATTGAGATTACTGACACTAAAGCAGAGTTGCAAAAGATTTTTCCTCCTAAATATATTGAAACGAAAACTCCTGAGTATTGGGAAGCAGATGATGGTTTCAATGTTATCCGTTTTCCCACGAAAGGGGAAGCGAAAAAGGCTGGATATAAAGATAACAGCATTCGTCGAGGCCCGAATAGAATAAAAGAAGAGAAATTTAATCCCGGAAGCCGACAGCAAATTGTCGATCAATTCATAGAGAAATATCAATGGGAACCAAAGGTGTTTACGGACAGTGGTTCTCCGGTTATGGATGAAAAGGTTTTATCTACTCTGGAATTCGATGAGGCGAGGACGTTGGAAAGATATTTACTTCTTTGTAAACGAGAATCGCAGCTTCTTAGTTGGCTTGAGCATCTTGATTTGGCAACTAAAAGAATTCATGGTGGAGTTAATCAGTTGGGTTGTGTTTCTGGAAGGATGTCTCATTCTTCTCCGAATCTTGGACAAGTTCCAGCAGGATATTCTCCATTTGGAGAGCAATCTCGTAGGTGTTTTGGGCCTCGACAAGGATGGTTACAGATAGGTGCGGATGCTAGTGGATTAGAACTGCGTGCTTTGGCGCATGAATTATCTAGATGGGATGATGGAGCCTATGCTAAGATTATTGCGGACTCGGATATTCATACTCACAATCAGCAGATGGCTGGTCTGGAGACGCGGGATTGTGCTAAGACATTTATCTATGCATTTATCTATGGAGCCGGGGACGCTAAGTTAGGAACTACTATTATCCATCATTCTTCTTTAACCCCTGAACAAAAAGAGGAATGGAAACAAAAGGGGTCGGTCTCTCAGATTGGTAAGCGTCTTCGTGCCCGTTTTCTTAAGAATATTCCTGCCCTAAAGGAGTTGAAGAAATGGATTAAAATAAAATATGATTTGCAGGGATATCTTACAGGCTTAGATGGTCGTCCTTTGCCTATCAGATATTCCTATTTGGCTCTTAATACTTTGTTACAGTCTCATGGTGCAGTCCTAATGAAAAAGGGCTTGATTATATTAGACCATGATTTGCAAAGTCTGCACGGCCTTTGTCCCGGAAAAGATTATGAGTTTATGTTGAACATACATGATGAATGGCAATTGGAAAGCCGTCCTGAGTATGCGGAAACTATAGGCCGACAAGCGGTAAGCAGCATTAAACAGGCTGGAATTGAGTTGGGATTTAAATGTGATCTTGATGGTGAATATAAAATAGGGAAGAACTGGTTTGAGACTCATTAGGTATTATCGGGTTCTCAATACGTAATCAGCATAGTTAGTACGTAATTATTTTTTAGGAGTTAGGATATGTTGAAAAGAATTAATGGATTGTTTTTGCTGTTGTTGCTCTGTGTGATGGTAAGTTGTGCTACGTCGCCGGCGGATAGATGGTTTCAACAGAGATCTCTTTTGACAACGACAACCGCTTTGATGATTGAAGCCCATGAATCGGGACTAATCAGTGATCAGGAATTGGTTGAAACAGTTGATCCTGCTATTCAGTCTGCAAGGGGTTATCTGAATAAAGCCTTTCTACGGCTTCCTGAAGGTGGCGATGAATTTGATTCTTTTATGGATGCTTTGGATGCAATTCTTATTACACTGGCCGAGATTGAAAAGAAAGAAGGTGGGTCGTGATTCCTGTTTCAGAAATTATAGCATTGATCAGTTCGCTTAAATTGTTGGCAAAAGGTATTGCAGAAATATCTATCAATTCAGATGGTTATTCAGAGTTGGAAAAGGATACAATCTTAAAGGCAGCCCAAGAAGGAGATACTCTTTTCGATTCTCGTGTAGCGGATGCTCGTTCTCGTCTCGATAAACAGGAGTAACGTCATTGATTATTATTGGTTGTGCCGGTCTTGCGAAAGCTGGGAAGACTACTCTTTGTGAGTTGATTGAAAAAGAAATTCGGAAGGGTCCTTATCGACTTGAGGTATTGAGATGGAGCATGGCTGGTCGTCTCCGAATCGGCCTCAAGGTTTTGGGAGTCACTAAAGAAAAAACCCCTGATTTGTATCGAAAAATGGCACAGAGTATAGGCACTGATATGCTGAGGAATCCAAAATATTCTGAAGAGTCAGATACAGATTGGTGGGTCAATCTTGTTCGGCAAGATTTTAAAGATATTGCCGAGGGAGTCGAAAATATTCAAGAAATTATTGGTCAAAAAAGATCTCCTGATGATGTTGTTATCTTAGTGGATGATGTTCGTTTTCCAAACGAAGTGAGTTTGATAAAATCATGGGGAGGTTTGGTTCTTTTCGTCGATAGATGTGATGAACTTCCTGAACCCGATGCTCCTTGGAGGGACCATATCTCCGAGCAAATGGCTTACGAGTATATGGATTTAACGTTACCTGATGAGTTCTTTGATGAAACAGTTATTTCTGCGGGGACCATAGAGGATATGAATGTCATTGTTTTAGATCGGTTGAAAGACTGGTTGAAACCTGTTCTGCCTGCATAAAGGATGTGCCAAAGCGTGAAACCAAAAAACTTGAAAAAGAGTAGAACGGCTTTGATTGATGGTGATATTTGTGCGTATCGGACGGCTATCTTGACGGAAAAAGAGGGAGGCGATGAACTAGATGTTCAAGAACTGGTACGTAGTATTGTGCGCACGTGGACCTCCGAATCTTTCTGTGAGAAAATTATTGTAGGCTTGTCTTGTCCAAGAGATTTCGGGTTCCGAAGATTGTTATCTCCAGAGTATAAAACTAATAGAGATGATCTGGAGAAGCCGGAGTTTTTATCTTGTGCATTTCAAGGTCTCAAAAAGGCCTTTCGATGTGTAGCAATACCTTCTCTTGAGGCAGATGATGTGCTGGGAATCTTAGCTACTAATGGTAAGGTTCAGAATCCAGTAATCATAACGATAGATAAAGATCTTAAACAAATTCCGGGGTGGCATTATAATCCCGATAAAGATGATTTTCCGGTAAGGATTACTGAAGAAGAAGCCGATTATTGGTGTGCTTTTCAGTGTCTTACAGGGGACTCAACCGATAATTATAAGGGCATTACAAAGTGTGAAGCCTTTCCTCGTGGGGTGGGGCCTAAAACTGCGGAGAAAATCCTAAAGGATAGGGAGAATAATGAGACTTTATGGG